TAAGGATGCAGTGCATGAAAATGGAGACCCAGACTATCAGGGTATGGATTCATCAAAACTAGTTCCTCTACTTGTGAAAGCAGTACAAGAACTATCAAATAAAGTAGAAGCACTTGAAGCACAACTACAAGGAAACTAATGCAATTCGGTCTATCTGCATTTGCTGAACTACCAATGGCAGGGTCAGTCGATAGAGATAAATCTATTGAACAATTAATAAAAGAAGCAGCAACAACAACACTAACAGGTCTAACAACTACAGGTAACAATATATTTGTGTCTAGGGTACACAATTTAGAACAGATCAAGCTACCAGCTTTGTTGTTGTATACTAAAGACACAGAATCAGAACCAATTGTTATGCACTCAGCCAGAACAATAGAAAAGACTATATCACTAGAAATACAGGGTTATGTCAAACAAAATACCAACTACGATGACAAGATTGACGATATAAGCCAAGAGGTTGAAGAAGCCCTATATGGTAATAGATTGTTAAATAATCTAGCAAAAGATTCATTTCTTAACGAAACTCTTATAGAATATGAAAGTACAGGTGATAACCCACTGGCAAGAGTTGTAATGGACTTTCAAGTGGTTTATCATCATAACGAAGGAAGTTTATAATTATGGCAACATTTAAAGGTTCAGATGGCGTAGTAAAAGCAGGAGCTTCAGGCTCAGAAAATGCTATTGGTGAAATAAGAAATTTCTCAGTAGAAGAAACAGCAGATACTATTGAAGATACATCAATGGGTGATACTTCAAGAACATATAAAGATAGCTTAAAATCTTTTACCGCTTCAATCGATGCTTTATTTGATGATACCGATACAGCACAAACAGCTATGACTATTGGTTCAGAATTGTCTTTCTTGTTCCTACCAGAAGGTGCAACTACAGGTGACTATCAGTTATCTGGTTCAGGCATCGTTACGAGTGTATCAAGAAGTCAATCTTACGATGGTTTAGTTGAAATTAGTTTCTCAGTGCAAGGTAGCGGAGCATTAACAATAGGTACTGCTTCTTAATTTAATTAATGTCAGTATTAGATAAAGCAATTAAACACTATCAATCCCTTGATAGAATCGAAGTTCATGTTGAAGAGTGGGATACCACTCTTTACGCTTCTAAGATGACTGTTGGTGAAACAGCATCTATCCAAAAAAGAGCAACAAAGAATGGTGTTATAGATGAAACCTTAATGGTTATTTATGCCATTATCATCAAAGCAGAAGATAAGGCTGGTGAAAAGGTTTTCGATATGACACAAGACACTATCAACAAACTTAAAAATGAGGTTGATAGAGATATAATCTTAAAGATAGCAACTTCTTTGATGCAGAATCCTGATATGGATGACCTTAAAAAAAAATAAAAGATAACCCTGAATTTAGAAGTAAATTTGCACTTGCCGAAAGACTAGGCAAAACTATAAATGAAATTGAAGCCATGCCACGTGAAGAGTTTGTGGCTTGGGTCGCATATTTCGATATAATAGAAGAGGAACGTAAAGTGCAAGAACAACAAATGAAACACTCAAGAGGTAAATTCTAATGGCAACTGGTGAAATGAAAGCCAGATTAGATGTTATTGGTTCAGATAAAACCAAGAGAGCTTTTAGTTCAGTACGTAAAAATATCACTGGTTTCAATTCAGAGCTTAAAAGAACTGCATTAACTTTTGCAGGTGCATTTGCTGGTAAACAGCTAATTGATATGGCTGATTCAATTACCGACTTAAGAAACAGACTTAATTCATTTAACAATGATTTGGATAAAACAAATTATCAAATGAGTTTAATTACACAAACAGCTTTAAAAACAAGATCAAGTTTTGAAGCTACTGGTGTCGTATTTACTAGGATGATACAAGCAACACAACACTTAGGTCTTGAATCTGAAGCTCTAGCAGCAGCTACCGCTACTGTTAATGCTACATTCAAATTGTCTGGTACAACTGCATACGAAGCAGCTAACTCAGCTAGACAGCTTGCACAGGGTTTATCTTCTGGTCGTCTATCTGGTGATGAGATGAGATCGGTGCTTGAGAATAACGTTGTCTTGGCTAATTTATTGGCAGAAGGTTTTGGTAAGACTGTTGGTCAATTAAGAATCATGGGTGCTGCTGGTAAAGTTACCACAGAAAAGATTATGCCAATTTTGATTGCTAGTTTTGAAGAAACAACGAGAAAAGTCTCTGAGATGCAATTGACTGTTGATGCATCATTCACATTACTAATTACTAGAGCATATGAAAGCATAAATGCAATAAATAAACTTACTGGCTTCACTGACACTATAGCCAACAGTATTGGGTATGTATCAAGACATATGAATGAGTTTGCTGTCATTGCTACTGGAGTTTTATTGCCAGCTATAGGTATGTTAGCAGCAGGGTTTATTGGTTTATTGAAGAGTATGGTTTTATTAGTTTTAGCTAACCCATTGACAGCTTTCTTTGCTTTATTGGGTGGTGGTTTTGCTTATGTTTTAACTATATCAGAGGAATTTCAAAGAAGAGTTTACAATGCTTTGGGTAAATTATTTATAGAACAAATACCCAATCTATTTACCAGTGCAAGAATAGCATTATTAAATTTCATTCTTAATTATAAAGATCAAATTAATGTTTTGATCGAGGATGTAATACAGCCAGCAATAAATTTTATATATGAACAAGAAAACGCTCTAAGAGGATTCTTTGGTGTTGCTAAATTGCAATCGCCAACAATAAAAATAGACACAAAAGAAATTGAAGAATCAATACAGTTATTAGAAGGCGGTATGGCTTCATTCAAAGAAATAGCCGAAGGCGAACCATTGCCAATATTTGAAGAAGGCGGTTTTTTACATGAGCTTACTCCTGAAGCAATAATGCAACAATTAAAAGATTCAATGAAGGTTGCTGACGAATTTAAAGAAGATATGATTGCTACACTAGCAGAAACCATTGATAAGCAAAAATCATTTGGTCAAGAAGTTGCAGGTATCATAAATAAGACTTTTGAAGGTTTGGCTGATGCTATTACAGAGTTCGTTATCACTGGTAAAAATCAATTAAGTGATTTAATTAATATGATTACTAAAGATTTGCTTAACGCAATGATTAGGGCAAAGATTACACAACCATTACAAACATCTTTTTCAGAATTTTTAGCCAGTGAAGGTAAACAAGGTGGTGGTTTTGTTGTAGGTAAAACACCATATATGGTTGGTGAGAAAGGTGCAGAATTATTTATACCTGCAACATCAGGCAGAATCATTCCTAATCGTGATTTAGCTGGTGGTGGCAATATTACAATCAATCAATCGGTTAATTTTGCTACTGGGGTACAAGACACAGTTAAGAATGAAGTCTTGCAATTATTACCTGAAATAGCAGAAACATCCAAAGGTGCTGTATTAGAAGCAATGTCCAGAGGTGGTAACTTTAGAAGAGGTCTAAGATGATAATAGATATGCCATCAAGCCCTAATTTTGCTTCTGTTAGATTTGCTCTTAATAGAACGATAGCAGCAAGCAGATCACAATTTACTTACAAACAAAGAACACAAGAATACGATGGTGTTTATTGGTCAGCAGAAGTTACTCTGCCACCAATGAAAAGAGCAGATGCTTTAGAGTGGACAACTTTCTTAACTAGACTACAAGGTGTTAAAAATACATTCTTGATGGCAGACCCATCGCATTTAACAAATAGTGGGACATACAATCAAACATGGTTGGCAACCGAGAACAGAGTTAGTGATACTTCAGAAACACTATCTTTTACTGCATCAAGCAAAACAATCACAGCAGGAACATCTATATTTACCAATGCCTTTGCTGGTGATTTCATTGTTGTTTCAGGAGCAACCAATGACGATAACAATGGCACATTTAAAATAACAACAAAAACCAGTGCAACTGCTGTCGTGGTTGATCGTGACTTAGTAGACGAATCAACGACTGCTGGCTGCAAGGTTCAACAAAACATCAAAGGAGCAACAGGACTATCGCTAACCAATGTTAGTTCTGGTGCTGGTACTATTAAGAAGGGTGATTATTTAGCTATCCATGATGCAGCTTCAGCTACATCTAACTCTGTTCAATATGTAATGGCAGTAGAAGATGCTACTGCTTCTGGCTCAGACTATGGTGTTAGAATTGAACCAAAACTAAGAGCCAACATAACAGCAGGACATTACGTTAAATTCTCCAGCCCTAAAGGTCAGTTTAGATTAGCTTCAAATCAAGCCTCATGGTCTGTAAATGAAGCTAGTATATATGGGTTATCATTTACAGCAGTTGAGGTTATAAATGGCTAGTAGACCAAGCATACCTTCAGCAATATCAAACAGACTATCTGCCGATCATCAAAACATAGCTTTTGGTATCATCGCAGAATTTGATTCAGGAGACCTTAATTTATGGACAGGCATAGGAGACTTCACTGATTCAGATGCAGTGACTTATACAGGTGCAGGAGAGCTTCTAAGCCTATCAAACATAGAAGAAAGCAAAGAACTACAATCAACCAACTTAACAGTAACCATATCTGGCTTACAAGAAGATATTGTTTCTTATGCCACTACTGAAGATTATCAAAACAGACCATTAACATTAAAGATGTTTTTCTTTCATCCTGATACCAACGATGAGATAGAAAACGTTATATTGTTCAAAGGTCGTATGGACACATTGGTTGTTAATGATGGCGATACTTTCTCAGTAGTGATATCTGCTGAAAACAAATTAATTGATTTAACCAGACCAAGAAACTTGTATTTCACACCACAAAGTCAGGAATACCTATATACAGGTGATAAGGGTTTAGAATTCGTGCCAAAGATACAAGAACAGAAATTGAAGTGGGGAACATTCAGTTCTGGTACTGGTGGTGGCAGCAGTAGTGGTGGCGGTTCTGCTGGTGGTGGTACAGTTGGAGAAAATGAGATTGAATAATGTTGGGTAAGATAATAAAAGCAGCAATAGCACTAGCCATTACTTCAACCTTCATCGGTGGCATTGTCGCTGGCTCATTTAGAACCATGATCGGTGCTTCTTTCTGGCGTACAGTCGCAGCAAACACAGTTTTGCTTGGGCTTAATTACCTAACAACAAAAGGCTCTAACAATACCACTGCAAGAAACTTAGGCACACCACAAGCCTTCACTAATCCGATAGCAGCTAGAAACACTGTTTATGGTAAAACAAGAGTGGGTGGCACGATTGTTTATCGTGATGTGTCTTTAAACACCAAAGAACTAAGACAAATTATTGCAGTCGCAGCCCATGAGATTAATGACATCAAAAAGATTTTTCTTAACAATGGTAATGAAACTTTTGAATTATCTCTAACCACAGACTTCTCAGAAAGTTCAGGTGTTTACACAATAACCAATACTAATTTCGTTAATTCGGACAACGATGATGCTTATGGTTCTGGTGGCTTGGTTAAGGTTATTTATGAGAAAGGTGATCAAACTACAGTCAATAGTGCGATACAAACAGCCATAGGCTCATCAACATGGACTAACGATCACAAACTGCAAGGCATAGCTTATATCTATATATCTTGTATTTTTGATGCTGATAAATGGAAGGGCTACCCAACATTTTCATTTGAAGTAGAAGGGAAGAAAGTTTATGACCCAAGAACATCAACCACAGTTTACTCAACCAACCCAGCCTTAATTATTCGTGATTATCTTAAAGACACAACTTATGGTTTTGGTGCTTTTGATTCAGAAATAAACGATGACACGACAGGTGCAGGTTTTATTAAAGCAGCCAACGATTGCGATGATGATATAACACTAACAGCAGGCACAGAAGATCGTTACACCTTGAATGGTGAATATACAGCTTCAGAAGAACCCCAAAAAGTATTGGAAACCATGCTATCTTCTTGTGCAGGTCAACTTAGCTACAATAATGGCAAGTTTAATTTATTTGTCGGTAAAGAAAGAACTGCATCTGGCACAATCACCGATGACAAATTATTAGCACCTGTACAGATAACAACCAAATCATCTGCTACCAGTTTAGTAAATGGTGTTAAGGCATCTTATGTCAATCCAAGCAATAAGTATCAAGCAACTGAAATTAGACCATATCAAGATAGCACTTATCTAACAGAAGATACTCCGTCTGGTGAAGCAAGTGCTAACTATGAGAAGTTTATGAATTTAAGCTTTCCATATACTCATACCACAACTACAGCACAAAGATTAGCCAGAATAGCTTTGGATTATGCACGACAAGATCAAGTCTTGTCAGTCGTTGTGCCGATTGAATTTATGACGCATCAAGTTGGCGACATTATCAATTTGACCAACGATAGATTGGGTTATTCAGGTAAAGACTTTGAAATAACATCTATGTCGTTTGAATTTATTGAGGACAACTATCTAGCTTTACGACTTAATTTAAAAGAATACTCAACCACAGTTTTTGACAACATTAGCTATACAGAAGACCCAACCTTGCCAGACGATCTTGATGCAGGGGATAACACTGTACCAGTACCAACAGGATTAACACTAACAGAAATAACCAAAACACCTTCATTTGGTGATGTGGCCAAACAATTTTACATTAGAGCTAATTGGACTAATGCCAGTGATGAAAAGATAGCAGCTACCGAAGTTGCTTATAAGAAATCAACCGATACTGTCTTTGTTGCTAAGTCGGTTGCTTATGGTACAACCAGAATAATAGAATCAGCAGAATCAGACACTACTTATAATTTCAAGGTCAGACATATCTCAGCAGAAGGTGTTGCAGGCGATTATACCAGTGTAGTTAATATCACAACTTCATCTTCACAAGGTACACATTCAGGTGGTACTGTTGGTGGTGTAACTGTTGGTACTGACAAACTTTATATCGGCACTGGTACATTCGATGATGTCAACACACCTTTCTATGTAGACGATACAGGACAATTCTCACTTAAAGACAAACTATCATGGAATGGTTCTACCTTAGACATCTCAGGTAACTTGACAGTAGAAAACACCATAACTGCTGACAAGATAACTTTGGATGGTACAGATTTATCAACCCTTCTAGCCTACCCAACCGAAGCTACTGGTAATATCTTAGAGTTTGATGGTACTTATGGTGTCAGGTTCAAAGTAGGTGGTTCAACAATATTATCTATGTATGGTGCGACACAAGATTATCAAGGCTCACCTACTGTTTCTGGTATCGGTAGAATGGGGATTGGAACAAATATCAGTAGTGGTCATATTTTAGTTGTCGGTGGTGTTGATATGATAACTGTCGGCAGAAATTTAATTAATGTCGGCACAATATCCAATAGTCAATT